AGAGTATGTCCGGAGTTACTAGATACACCTTTACCAGCAATAGACGCTTGAGAAGAATCGGCATCAAGATTAGTATTAACAACCTCATTAATATTGATAACACTAGACCAACCTCCAATATAATGTGCATGATTACCCATATATTCGGGGGCATTAACACCAAACTGGGCAGATATCTGGTCCGAATAGTCCTTGCTAGAAAACTGTACTACTTCTTTCCAGCGCTGGAGGTATTCAGTTGCACGAATTGAGAGAGCAGAGAGGTCAGAATTAAGAGAAAGATATTGACCTTTAGAAGAACTATTACCAGACATTTCTACCACCGTAGTAGAACCAGAAACCAAACGACCAGCCGAGGGCGTAAGTGGAAGAACAATAGAAGAGGGTCCATCAGTATTTAAAAAAGAGGACGGCAATACAGCTACGTTACCATACTGGGAACTAGGAAGCATACCCATAAAATAATCTTTCGGATAGTCCGCGTAACGCAGTCGAACCATATCCGTAACTAATGAAATAGTACCAGTACCGGACCAATAGTCTACATTATAAGAATAGGCTTTATGTTTTTCCCATTGGGAATTACTATAAAAATCATAGTAAATCTTCTGATATGTAAACAGAGGCAACATATTGACAGTCTGCGAAACTTGATAAACCAACGGGTTATTAGCGTCACCAAGAGCGTCAACACCTAGATAGGTTCTAGTAATAGCAGCCTTAGATGTGTTAGAACTAGAAATCATAGAACCATAACCAAGCATATCAAGTAACTTACAGGTACCGTAAACAATAGGAAGCCCTGCGTCATCACGAGTATTAGCTTGATCACCGGCATTAGCCGTCTGAAGGAATAGACTAAAAACATTCTGGGTAACATTAGGAACAGAAGTAAGTGCGGATGTATTAGTAGTAGAACTAGATGCACTAGTCATATAATCCGTCATCTGAGTAAAGGCCTGCGGAAGTGAACGAGAAATCAAACGTAACGGCACAGCGAAGAAATCATAATACTCTTTGATACGGGTATAAGCAGCCGTATTAACCGGAACAGTACGGGTAAACCAGTCAGACGAGATACGATACTTAGTACCAGGAATAGCAATTTGCCAATAACAAGGGAGAATCTCACCAACTTTAGCAGTAAACAGTTTTTTCGAACTCAAGTCAAAGGAAGAGCGATGAGTAGCAATTTTCGCTCGATCCAAAGGATTAAAATTACTCATAACTAATTAATATTTAAATTAAACCATACGGTTGAGAACACCATTAGCATCATTAAGCTTTTTGTGTTTAATCATATCACGACAGAATGTTGCACTACGGTACCGGAGTTGCTCAAGAAGCTGAACCGTTTCAGGTAAAACATCCGACAAAACATCTGACTCTTGACCGTTCGCAGGCAAAACAAACATACAGTCCGAGATTTCGGGGTATTGGGAACGAAGGGAATATACACTTCGCATATTTTCATAATCCGCTTTCTTTTCATACTCTATACCTGTTTTAAGGATAAACATAATACGACCGGAGTAAGCACCAATATCAGAACCGAAGTCAGGCAAATGCCAGTTACGGAAGAACTTAAAGACATATAAGAACAGCCTATATAACTTATTAATATAAGACTCAATATCGACATCGCTAGAACAGTTAACAGACCTAGTAAGACACCGAGCAGTATGTAATACAATCTTATCATCATCTGTAAGAATAGAATTAACCTTAAGGTATTGATAATAAGTACGAACAAGACTCAATATTGAATCCTGTTTATAGTCGATGAATCCGAATTTCGCAATTCTTTTTGGCGTGCGATGAACAGCGAGAAGAATTCGAGCAATCGAAGAACTATCGTCATTGCGAGCAGACGAGAATCGGGGCAATAAGGAACGGATATACGACAAGGGTGGAGTTGACCGAACACTGATGCCATTGAAAGAATAGACTCTTCCGTTAACGACAGAATCGATTTTTTGCTCAATTTGCGCATAAGCATCTTCATCTTCCACGTAGTCACAGCCTTTTTCAAAGAATCCAACAGATGCTCGCGACCTGGGTCTAAACGCGCGACATGAGCGATATAACATGGGAGCAGAGCACAAGCTGTTAACGTAACTCGCAACGTACGACGCAGCTCCACCAGCGGAACGTTGGAAATCTGAACGACCGAACCTCCAACTCTTATCGTGACAGTATCGTAGAACCTTTGAGACTTCGTCCGAGTTTGTGAATAATAAGAGATGAAAATGCGGGCGGAAATGCACAGGGCCGTACTCACCCACAGCGTAGTAATGTAACGTCTCATAAGAACCTAATTTTTGAAACAGATGTTTACGTAAGCGTTTAATATAATTCTGAACATCAACATAATTCAGAAAAGGAATAAGGTTATTACCGTATCTATCGGAGAGGTCTCCATTCGTACCGTAAGATGTATCGGTTTTCGTCTTAGCAATAAAGGAGCGGATAGCATCCATAGACAGAAACCAATTATCCTTAACTTCTTCATACTTAGATAAGGCGCGGTTATATGGAACCGTACCCTGTACCTGTGTAAAGAATATATGACGCAATCGAGATGAATCTGCGCAACTATATTCGGATACCGGAACAAGCGAATGTTTTTCATAACCGAAATGAATATCTCCTGACTCGTTTAAAACATCGTCATAAACATTATCCAAAACCTCACAATTAAATAAAGGAACATGCTCGTTATCATAAGTCAAAGTTACAAAATAAGAATACTTGAAAGCACTTCCAGCGGTCTTCACACGCATAGACGCTTTCTTAGCTCTCTTATGGATACAATAATCACATTGACCACAATCTACAGCAATGCGTGCACCAGTATACTTATTCGTAATGAACGAACGATGTTGACAATGATCAACGGCCTTAAGCAAATCAGGAGAAAATTTCATATAACCAAAAGCCTGAATAGGCAATAAAAATAAATAAATAAATAACAAAATCAATCAAACACCGATAGCACTAAGAATATAACCTAATGCAGCGGAAACGGCTCCAATTACAATTTTCCAAAAATTATTACTTTTCATTATCGCTATGAGTTTTAAGTTCGACAAAATTACTTTCTTCTTTAATCGAATCCACAATAACAATAAGACCCAATGAAGAAACTCGTTCAGAATAATTTCCAAGACCATCGAGAGAATTGACAATATAAGGCGGAAGAACATCACGACCAGTTTGTTTTTCTTTTACGGAGATAATAAATTTCTGCATAATTATAATAACTTTAAAGGGTTAATAATAGTTGTAACTTCTACACAGGGCAAAGGTAAGAGTTTTTTTTGTATTTCCAAATTTTTTTTTAAAAATTGTGGAAGAGGACCATTTGTGATGGAGTGTGAGTTGTGCGTTTATAGACAAGAAAAGACGAATTCGAGAGGATAACTCGAATTTCCTTCGGACACAACTAGGGGCTTCGCATAATTAACAAGTGGATGTATACAGAGGTGTATAGACACGGCAAGGCAGGTATGTCTTGCCTTTGCGCGCCGTCGCGCTAAAATACCGGAGCGGAGACGCTCCTATAAGGAAGTCGCTCCGCTCCATTTTTCGACCAGGCCCTACGCGGGCGGCGGGTGTATATCGCTCAAACGCCGCGATGGGCTTCTAGTCCTGAAGAATGTTAGGATCCTTTGGGTACAATGTATAAGTATGTTCATACTTACGACACGTAGGAAGACTAGTCCAATATTCTATCCATTCCTTACACTGATCCAATGTTCCATTCTCTTTTCCCCGCTTCGCGGGGGAAAGAGAATAGTTTTACTTACGGCCAAAACCGCCAAGACGAACACCAGTACCAACAACATTACCAGCACCAGAAGCAACAGAACCAAGACCACGGGAAACAGATTCCCAATAATGAGTACGAGATTGTTTACGAGCCAATTCGGCACCATATTCAGCAGCCTTCTGTCGAGCCATAGAAGTCTTATACTCCGTATGCTTACGTAACTTAACATTCTTATAATCATACATACTATCACGATACTGCAATTCACGGGAAGCATTAGCGGCTTTAATCAAAGAATCAGCAGTTTCAGACGCTATACGATTATCAATCTTCTTACCAGAAGCCTCGGCAGAAACAAGAATAGCACGCTGAATTTCAGTCTGAATTTGTTTCTCCGTCAAAGCACCTTGATTTTGAAGGTTGACTAAAGTTTGAGCCTTGATAAACAAATCAGCTTGTTGATTCTGATCCATATATTTATTAATAACACGCTGTGAATCAGAATTAAGCAAAATCTGGGTCTCCTGCGCGGCAGAGATACGTTCAGCGAACTGAGCATTCTTTAATTCTTGGGCTTCTATAGATTGATCTAGAGCAGCAGATATACGTCCTGTTGTTGGAGTCCAATAACCGGATTCACCAATCGCTAAATTCTTCCAATTAGTAAGACCTCTATAATAATCCTGCAATAAAGGAGTTAATGAATCAACCTGTTTAGTACGAACACTAGACTCACGAGCAGAAGATTCCGAAGCTTTGGCTTCGGCAAGAGAAGCAAGAGACTGAAAAACGCCCGAAAAATTAGGCTTATAAGCTTGCATACTAGGAACAGGTGCAGCAGTAGCAGCAGCGCCACCAGAAGCAGGAGACCTGGAACCAGCCATAGCAGCAGAACCTTGAACAAATGGATTCAAACCTCGAGAAATCATTGCATCAGGAGAATTATAAGCATTATTCATGCCCCACATACGTTCCTGCCAATCACGTTGAATCTGGGCTTGAGCAGCATTAAAGTCATTTTGCTCACGCATCATACGAAGGTTAACCTTATTCTGATGATTCTGATTAACCATACCGACAATATTGTCGGTAAGGTTTGCAGCCGAGGAAGCTATAGCATCAAACAAGCCCATTATTCAGAAGAGGCAGATGCGGAATCCGAAGACGGCACTGCCTTATCCGCTGCCAACATAGTTTCGGCATACTTAGTAAGTTCAGACTTCTCGCTAGCCAATTGCTGAAGAACAGCCTGTCGTTCCGACATGGTTTGACAATGACGAGAGATGACACAATTGAACCGTTCTTCGTCGGTCATACCATCCATAACAGTAGACTGAGTAGGATGCATCTGTGCAAGAATGTTCTGAACGTTCGCGTCACCAAGAAGACGACGATACTTCTCTTGATTAAGGAGAATCTGAGTCATATCATTTTGAATCAAATCACCATCGATAGAATTATCATACATGACTGCATCATATACAGACGGTTGATAACAGGGGTGTTCCTCAACCAATTCAGGAACAACCTCATTTTTAATGTAATCAGGGTTTTTATAAGCAAAATTTCTCATAATCAATCAATTAATAAGGTAAACCATCTCTATCCAAATTCTGTACGGCATATACTTGAAAATTAACATTACACAATAACTGATCAAATGCAACCGAACAATTGTCAGAATCAATTTGAGGAACAAAAATAGGGTTCAGCTGTTGAGGACGAACCTTCATGGACTGGTAAGACCAAGAACCAGAAGAAGTCAATACCTGCCAACCATCAAGAGGAGCGGCCCAAGACTGATATGCAGCACCAGCACGAAATCCAGCATGGACAGTATCAATATTAGACTTCCATTGCCAATAACGAAGATTATAACCTAGAGCACCGGAAACATTACGACCAGGATTATTCTGAAGATTAAGAGCGGGAACAGATTGCATACCAAGTTGATCAAATGCAGGCTGCGGAAAGTCAGATATAGCAGTAACAGTAAGTTGAGGAGCCTGTCCTGTCAAATTCCAATCCAACATAGGCACAGCATGATATACACACATAATTACCTGATGTTCAGCGCCACAATCATAAGTAAGAGTATGTCCGGAGTTACTAGATACACCTTTACCAGCAATAGACGCTTA